TATCCACATATTTATATTACTTGAAAAATTAGATACTAAAAAATCTACTAATTCTTCACTATTATATTCTCGAGATAATTTTTTAAAAAAAAATTTCTCTCTTCTTTTATTAAAAGATGATACAGTTACATTACACTTTCCATTGTATTTAAAATAATCATAATCTGATGTAAAATGTAATTTTAAAGCCGTGTAAGTACTATAACATTCAAATTCATTCATAATATAATTGCAATATAAAGTAAGATTACATTGGTTATAGCTAATTCAACCGCAAGGACTGTATGATACCATACCCATTTTATTTCATATTCCTTATCTCTCTCTATATCGACTTTAGTTTTGCCATCTTGTAATTTAGGTAACCAAATTTTTTCCCAACTTTTTTTAATGCTTTGGAACATTTGTTGTCTCTCATATTGGTAATTTAGAAGTTGTTTGAATAAAATTTAAATCTTCCGCTTCCTTTCTCAGCACTCTTTTAAGATCTGTTGAAATTAAAGAAGCGGCTGTTTCATACTCTAACATATGTAATTCACAATAATGTAATATAGCATCCATTAAAGGCATTTTATCTGCTAGATTTTTGACTTCTATATTAAATGTTTCAGGTGATAACATCTTAATCATATTTTTCTTATCAATATCAATCTTTTTCGCCATAATCCCCATCATATTTGTGAAGTGTTTCTGCCTTAGCTATAACTAAATGAGCAAACCGAGTATTAGGTTTCACTGTAGTTTCACCTCCAATATTATACAAAGTCGCACCTGCATAATCTTTAAATCCTGAATCATATATTGAACTAATAATTAAAACTCCGTTCCTATTAAAAGTACTCCTACCGAGAAGAATTGCAATTTCACCTTCTGCTATATCTACATGTTGATTAGACTGAATTTCATAACATACACCATGATCTAAAACATAATTACCATCTTCATCAACCTTTTGTTCTATTGATTTTCTAGGTTCTTTTTTATCTTCATCCATATGCATCGGCCCGGCACCAATCCGATAAACCTTATCGATTCGTAAATCAATAGTATTAGGTTGAATCATTTTTTTATCAATATTAGTTACTTCAGTAGAAGCATTCACAGGATGTATAAACATTATTCTCCGAAATAATAAGGGTTTTCTTTTGTTTTAAATATAAACCCTTGTTCTAGAACATCTGAATTATAATCTAATTTCCAATAAACATTAGGATCTACAGCAGATGCTTCAGGAAATATAGTTGAAGAAAAAGTAGAATCAGATTTAAATAAAGGACTAATTTCATTACGAAAAACATATATTTGATTTTCATGATATAGCATGCAAGCAAAAGTTCCATCTACTTCATTTAGATCTTCATTTAATGCTTGATCAAATAACCATTCCGTATCCCAATCACCTTCAAATTTTCCTTCTTTAATAATACCATTATGCCACAAAAATGATTTATCTTTTTTAGCTGGATGGATAAATCTACCTGTTGCCAAATCAGTATTATTAACTTCTTTTGATGTTGGTGCTTGTTGATGTACTACACAATAATCCCAATTTCCATCTAATAAATCTAAATCTAAAGGCCCGTAAGATTTTGTTTGAGATTTAAGGTCTAGACCATCATCAGTATACAAAAACTGAGAAACTGAATGAGATTCTTCTCCCCGATATCTATTTAGGTCAACTAATTTTAGTAATTGCTTTTTATCTTTACTTGCAGAAATACTACACATTCCAGTTTATCTCCTTTTGATATTGTATAGGATCCGGTTCTCCTATATTCATAAATGCTTTAATTCGTTCACTACATGAAGGACATGTGCCACAGCTTTTTCCTTCTACATCGGGATCATAACAAGTTAAAGTATGTTTTAATAAATCAAAATTCCCTAATTCTTTACAAATCTTAAGTTCTTCTGTTTTACTTAATTGAGAAAAAGGTGCCACAATTTTGGTTTTAAATGTTCTATTTAAAGCTGCCACATTATTAAGAGCATCTACAAAAGCTTGACTAGTATCCCAATAACCATATTCATCATGAACCTGTAATCCACAAAAAATAAATTCTGCTTTTACCACTTCTGCAAAAGCACATGCATTACTAAGTAACATCATATTTCTAAATGGAACATATGTTGGAGGTTGTGGGTCTCCTAATACATCCTTAATAGTGGGCATTTCAACATCTGATCCTGATATATTTGCACTAATAGGTTGAACCAACGTTCCGAAATAACCAATATCCAATTGTTTATGGGCGATTCCTAATTCACGACATAATTCTTTAGCTTTATTACATTCTTCAGCTTGTTTTTGTCCGTAATTAAAAGTCAGAGCGAATACTTTTTCAGGACCATATTGTCTAGCAAGCATCATTGTAACAATGGAACTATCCATTCCTCCAGATAAAATTACTGCAACATTATCAAAACAAAATGGAAGTTTTTTTCTTGTTTCTTCTAAATCAGTCATTAACTTTTCTCTACAACTTCTATCAACCGTGATAGATACCATTTAGCTTTATTTAAATCTTCAAGCTGCTTTTGTTTATTTTCATAACCCTTTTCCGTTTTCTTACCAGCTCGTAATACATACTTAACAATATTTCCACGATGAAAATTTAAATCAAACGCTTCTATAACATCAATTGCCTCTAAGTTAGTATTACTTTGATAATGTTCAGGGTCTATTTTATTAGCCATGTGTTCCTGAATATGTAGAATATTTGTAATAATCCAAATCCTTTGGATATTTTCTCGGCCTCGGCGAGGGCGAGGTGGGAAATTTAGCAGATCGCCTTTCGGCATTAAAGCCAATTCCTGTAACAATTTCTCTGAAAGTATCAACATTATAATATAAAAGATCTAAATTAATATCTTCTTCTTTCATATCATAAACGGAATCAAATGTTGATTTCGGTTTTTGTGTCAATCCATGAATACCTGCATAAGGGGTACCATCTAATGCTGACATCACCGGATTAGAAGTATCTATACTATGAATCCAGTCATAATTCCTATAATGCGCAAACTCTCTTGCTTGCCAGGTTCCCAATAAATGATGTTTTAAACTTTTATTAATACATTCCTTATCCATTTTTTCAAGTAATTTAATTCTTTCATTTGCTTGAAGAGTCGGATCCTTATCGACCCAAGAATATACAAATGGAATACCAATTATAGGAAATCCACCTTCCATGAGGTTTTTATAACCTAGAGGTCCGAAATGGATAAATTCTTTATAACATTCAATCATTTCATCTGGTGAAGCACCTTGAATAACTGGCATGCCATGAATGATAGTATCAGGGTAATCATTAACAAATTCAAGAGACCTTTCCAATGTTCTTTTTTTATCTCCAAGAACATCTGGTAAGACAACATAGTTTGGTTCTAACCTTGTGAACCATTCATAAAGTAACTTATTATCTAATGATTCTCCTAATTCAAAACAACTATTATCAAGATAAGTAAATTCTCCACAATTTGCAAAGTCACAAACCAGCTCCGCATAATCTTTATCTTCTAGAATTTTGTGAAGTAATACAAATTGATAATCGCTAATAAAATCTTGATGTTCATCTATTAAACATCTGGGAATTTCATGTGAAATATATGTCATATTAACTCATTAAAGATCTGCACCCAGCTAAAAACTCTCTACGACATTCGCCGTCTTCGAATTGTCCCGATGCTGAAAGTGTGGCTGTTGAAGATCGAAGATCTTGTATGCCTCGAGATTTAACACAAAAATGTAGTCCATCAATTTGAACAGCTACGTCTTCTGTTTTAGCAACAAATGCAATTGTTGCGCGAACTTGTTCTGTTAATCTTTCTTGAACTTGAGGTCTTTTGGAAAAGAATTGGACTATTCGATTTAATTTTGAAAGTCCTAAAACATAATCATTAGGAATATATGCTACAGATGCTACTCCATCAATAACAATAAAATGATGTTCACAATATGATTGAACATTTATATTTCTTTCAAGAACAAAAGAACCCCTATAATTCATTGAATTTTTAATTTGTGTACATTTTGGAAATCTGTCATAATCTAAACCCCAAAAAATTTCATTAACATACATTTGAGCAACTCTTTCTGGAGTATCTTGTAAAGAATCATCTTTAAGATCCAAACCTAATTCAAACATAATATTTTTAACATTGTTTTGAATCTTTTCAATAGCTTCTTCAGAATTAAATTCATCTCGAACTCGTGACATGGGTGTTTCTAATCCTAAAGAAAGTAAATGCTCATTCACTTTTCGACCCAACTCTGGATCGCATTTTCTACGTACTTCCATTTTCTCCTTTGTTTAATTTATTATTATATTATATAACATTATAGACACAATGTCAAGAATTTTTTTACATTTGTTTATTGTGGGGGGGGTATTATGATGGGAATGATTTTATTATTTTTTGTGTTCGTCGAATGATATAATGTTACCGCGGGTATCAAGTTTAATATTCTTGATTCCAAATCGCGATTCCATACTTTTCTTTTTTCGATCATCAGAAGCTATATGATCAAGGTCTTTCCAATAGTGATTCATCTGTGTGACTGCTTGTTTTGAAGTCATCAAACGTTCTAAAAATTCTTTGAAAGATTTCATCAACTGTGCTCCAGATATTTAACGCCGTCTCGTTCTTCGAGGAGTGTTCTATTTTTCATATGTTCTGCTTCAATTTCTTCTTTACTTCCGCCAAAATAGCCAACGGCATAACCATGTTCACACATCCATTTGTTTACATTGGTCCAACCTGAAAACTCGTGGCCATCTTCGGTACAATTGATCCAGAGTTCTCCGAGAATTCTTCCGAATTTACCTCTACTGTCTTTTTCTGGGCATCGACATTGAATTTCAATATCATCCCTGTCTGACATAACTGCCCAATGTACCCATGACTTAAGGGCGGCCGAGGAGAGTTTTCCGTAAAACTTTTCTGCCAAATCGCGAGTTCTTGATTCTGGTGTATCGATTCCCAACAAACGGATTCGTCCACAATACCTAACATCGAACCCCAAATCAATAACTGCATCAATAGTATCTCCATCTACAACTTTCTCTACTGCTGTTATGTGGTAAATAAACTCACATGGGTTATCATTTTTATATTCAGCCATTATTTTCCTTCTTCAAATTTTGTGGCTGACCGTGCTTCTGTTCCCAAGTGACGGCCACAACTCGGCTATAGTCTACGCAGCGAGTGC